GAACTACGAGAAATGGTCGAAGATCTCGAAAACGCTTAAATTTTTCTTTTTACCATGCTCATAGAATGAGGCTGGTAAAATGAAATGCATTTACTTTTTAATAGAATCCATGGCCGCGAGTGCTAGAACGCCGGCAATAAAGAATAGGACAACATAGTTTGTCTCTGTGTCTTCCACTCGAGACCCACGGGGTGGTCTCTGAGACGGAGCACGCATCTGAGGAACACGCACTGGCGGTTCTTCATCGATGGGACAGTACCCTATCATTTATACTCTAGGTTTACAAATTTATTTCAACCGACTTCTTCTTTCGCCCCCGTTTACCCTTCGCACCCGCGGAGACTTTCACTTCCTTCACATCACTCTCATCTTCGTCGACGCCCTCTGAAGCCTCGACTATATCGGAGATGGCGTCATCATCGTCGTCATCTTGATCGACGTTTGGAATTGGTTCTGGTGCAGTCGTAGACATGGGTGGCGCTGGAGGCATCATGATGTTACCCATCAAACTGGAGATATCCACACCGGGACCCTTCATTTCGTATCGGTCGCCGGACGTAGATGGCTCGGCGCTCCTGGGTGTCGTATTCTTTACAGCGTCAACCATGTTCTGAACCAACGCTGGGTTTTGCTTGAGAATATCATTCATGTTAGGCATCACTGATTTGAACATACTGTTCGTCAAGTGGAACATCATTGCAGAACCACCGAGCATCATGATGAGCTTGACTTCTGGTGCTACGTGCATCTTTGTTCGGTATTTCACATACAGTTCTTCGAACACTTCATCGTAATCGTCCACATTCTCCATGACATTCTCGGACCAACCTTCCAGTTGAATTTCAAATGGATTATACTTTTTGTTAATAAACTCGAGACCCGTGACACACGCGATCAACATTCTCCGGCTAAATTTGATGGATTTATCTACGTCTATGCTGTATGTGATTCGCTTAACTTCCGTTCTGAGATCATCGATATTCGAATATACATTCAAACGCTTGTTCACGGTGAAACCCTTCTTTTCGAGGCGACCCAATTTATTCACCAAATCCGCCTTCTCTTCGTCTATAGACTTATACCCAGGCGATGGTCGTTCCTCTTCGGGTTGCATGGAGTAATCACCTTGCATATATGGCTGCTCTTCATCGTCTTGATCGTATTCATCATATTCAATGGGTTCATCCTGATATGGTGGTGGCGCGGCTTGTTTCGTTGGATTCGCAAAAGCATCTATATCTTCCTGAATATCAGCCTGCATCGGTTGGCGGGGAGCTGGTTTATAGACAGTAGGTCTCGGAATACTTCGCGCAGAGCGTGGACGAGGAACTTCGATCTCGATCTCATCCATGATTGCTTGTTCGTTATCGTCAAGCTTCATGATGTTCCCATGACTCCGATTGAGCACGATTTCTCCGTCCATTACTCTGTACTTTGAAACTATTCCAAATTCTTTAACGCACTTTATAATATAAAAAATATTGATTACATAATAATGAACTTCAACGCCACCAATCGCAATACACTCACAGCCATCGCTGTCGTATTTTGCACGTTGTCCGTCTTGATGTCTTTGAGACCAAGAAACAATAAAAGCTATTACCAGCCCAGACCAATCAATGTCGAGACCGATGTATCCGAGGAAGGATCGCTTTTTGACTTGGAACACAAAATTGAATGTGTCCCGGGTTCTGCGCAGTCCGCTTACTACACGAAGTCTTTGACTCCAGGTGGGATATGTGGCGACCAAGAATTTATCAAGAAGCGCGCCGATGCGAAAATCATCGGTGGAATAGGTGGATCTTTAATCTAAGGTATAATTAATGAACACGGTGAACGCGACGCGTCCAGCCTTACCAGATTTTGATTATGAATATCACACTATCAGCATCGATACGATCGGTCAAGATAGCAAAAATACATTCACAGTTCATCTGACGCAACCAATCGAAAACATAGTTCAAGCTCGACTCACCGCAGCGAGAATTGATGCCACGAATTCGAATGTGTGCCACATTTCAGTCGATGAATTGAATACGAATTATTCGCAAAGAACATCCAACACGTACGGTGGTCAATCGTCGATGACGCAGCTTAACCGTGGTTTCGGTACCATCATTCAGGCTGGAACGAACCCAATTATTTTTAGAGATGATTACGACGTCGATACGCAGTACATGACCCCGATTAGAAAAATTGACCGACTCACGTGCACATTGAGAAATGAGAACGGGAATACCATCACGAATGGCGCGGACAACTTTTTAATTTTCAAATTTGTTTGTAAAAACAAAAATCTACCATTCGCCGAATCAGGGCGCTAGACACATATATTTTTTACCTTTCGTTATATTATAAATGTCGACGGGAGTCGTGCAATTAATCGCAATTGGCGCTCAAGATCAACACATTATGGGTGAGCCAGAGATATCATTCTTCTCATCGACATTTAAACGACATTCAAATTTTTCACAATCAGTTGAAAAACAACTAATGCGCGGAAACATCGCGAACGGGTCCATGACATCTGTGAAATTTGAAAAAACAGGGGATTTACTTGGGTATGTATACATCGCAGCAGATGATAATACTAAAGCAGTAGACCCATCGGATTGGACTCAAATTATAGACAAAGTTGAGCTTTACATCGGAGGTCATCTAATAGATTCGCATGATTCAATATTTAGTGAAAAAATTGCGGTGGATACATTTGCTCAAAATGTATCTAAAAGTTCAAATGGTGCACACCCAGGTATAAACTCTAAATCGTACTTTTATCCGTTACGTTTCTTTTTCTGTGAAGGTCCTCAGTCAGCTCTACCACTCATCGCATTAAATTATCACGAAGTAGAATTAAGATTTCACTGGGGTGTAAATACTGGAAACTACAATTACGAAGTGTACGCCAATTATTATTACCTAGATAACGAAGAAAGAGGAAATATCGTGTCGAGAAATCAAGAAATGCTCATCACACAGGTTCAAAAAAATATACCATCCGGTGAACCCATACAGGATCTCACATTCAACCACCCAGTAAAATACATCGCATGCGCAGACACGACTTCGAATGGAGCACTAACGTCTGCATCAAATAAAGTAAAACTCAATATAAACGGGTTGGATATTGGTAATTATAAATGGGCTAGAACCCACTATATAGATGTGATGGCATATTACCATACAAATTATGTGACTTCCCCCGATTTCTTTTTGTATTGTTTCTGTTTATTGACAAGTTCTTTACAGCCCACGGGTACACTTAATTTCAGCAGACTTGATTCCGCCAAAATTATAAGTGAAAGTCAGAACATAACTGATACTATATACGCAGTCAATTATAACATTTTGAGAGTTGAAAACGGTATGGCCGGTTTAGTATACGCGAATTAAAATACAATTGTATATTAAATGGTGAAGAATTCGGGTATAAACCAGCCTACCGATATGGTAAGACTCGGAAGATATACAGATTGCGAACAGCCTAAAAACTCCATTGTGTTTAATGCAAGCGACGACAAAATTCGTGATATAAAACACAGCGGATTATACATAAGTCCATTACGTAATGCAAACGCGTCGAACTTACTTGCGTATGATTCGATCACGAAAGAAGTTGTAGACATAGGTGGAATGCAACTAAAACTCACAGATTTACAAGTTAAAAATCTTGAAGCGGTGAATATGAAAGTTGTTAATGAAGAACATGTGTATACACCTATTCTAACAATAGGCGAGGGATGTTCTAAAAATGAAAATGTTGGTTTGGATATTCACGGAATAAAAATCATCAACGACAAATCTACTAACACATTGAGAGTAAATGAAAATACAGTATTTAGTGGAACGATCGAGGCTTCGCAATTCGTTGGTGATGGTGGTCTACTTTCGAATGTACAATATGATTTGAACGTAGAAATAGGTGAAGTGGTAGAGAATTTACATGTTTGCCGTGAATTAAAAGGAGATGGCGGGCTTTTATCAAACATTACTGTGGATCAAATAAGTAATTTTAATGGGTATTCTCCAAATTTTACCGAGATTAACGCGAGTAAAGATATACACGTGGGGCGATCGGTATACATTAACAATAGAATTCACACAAAAGGTAATATAAATTCTGATGGAAACGTGGTAGCCAAATCATTTTACGGTGACGGTACGACTTTAAGTGGTGTATGCACGAATGTCGATCTATCGCAAACAAATGCACGCGTGTTGGAACTCGAAAATCAAACGGCGAGATTTGAACCACTCGAGACATCGAAATCCAAGATAGAAAAAGATGTCGTAGACACGAGAACTAGGTTGGAAAATGGATTATTGAGAATTGAGCCACTCGAAATTGCAACTACTTCACTCGATGAGAGACTAACACACACCGAACCAATCTTAAAAAATATTCAATCTCAAGTTCCAAGAATATATACTTGCGAAAAAAGGATATCATCATTAGAAAACGACACATCCATATTACCCGAGATACACACATTAAGGGTTGATGTTAATAAAATAAATGATCAAATACCTATAATACATGAAACTAAAAAGATTGTACCCGTTGTGGAATCTAATAAATCGAGATTGGGTTTAATTGAATCTAAAATAACGCGTTTAAGTGAACTTGACCCAATAAAAGAAACGCTCGGTAAATTCGAATACGTATACGAGAAATTAGATCAGATTTCCCCAATAGAAGACCGGGTCGATGCATGTGAGGTGTCTATAGAAAATGTACACGTCGAAATGAGCGATCTACCGATTATACGTGATCGCGTTTCATCGCTAGAAAATGCACCTCTCGCGGGCGATGGTTCATTAATATCGAATATATCACTATCTCACGTATTATCATGCTGCAACACCACGGACATTCCAATCATAACCAACGAAAATCTAACCGCATCCAGAATATTTACGATGGGTAAACCCGTGTTAACTTCAAGACTTGGTGAAATAAAATCACTGGCCATAGATTCTCTCGCGGAAATAAACGGATACACAAAAGCAAATAATGGTACCACGGCGGGTAACACCGGTGGAATTGCATTTAGAACAAAGGGTCTCGACGGAAATATGAATGTAAATATGACTTTAGATGGAAATGGTAAACTGGCCATAGGTACACATAAAAGTCACCCATCAGCTCTATTGACATTAGAATCTACCACGAGTGGTGTTCTATTACCTCGAATGACTCATTTACAAATGAAAAAAATAAAGAATCCTGAAATAGGCTTACTTATATATAATATAGAGGACGATACACTCTTCATACACAAGAAAACTGGATGGACAGCTATGTGTTAAAATAAAATAAGCTCTAATATAAATGGTGAAGAACCTTAATACTATAGATAGGTCCGAGAGGATCAGGATAGGTAAGCACGTTCCCGACGAACAAGCTGTAAACACCATAATAATTAACGCATCATCCGATGTGATTCAAGCACCACAGGGAGGTTTGTACGTATCACCGATTCGTACAAATGAATCAATTGCATCAAATACGTTATGTTATGATATCACGACTAAAGAGATCGTAGATAGCGGAAAAACCATAGACTTGCAGGGCGTAACTCAAACGGGTAACGTCACGTCTGAAACGTTACAATTTACAAATAATACGACTGCGTTTGTCACCACATCGAATGTCGGTATATCAAATGTAAATCCTAACCATGAACTCTCTGTTGGTGGGGATGTTTATATAGAAGGTAATCTCACCGTACTTGGGCAGACAACTGCAATTTCATCTGAAAATTTGCGCGTGAAAGATGCGATTATAGAACTCGGTGAAAATAACACAGATGGTGATTTTATTTTTGATTTGGGTCTCGTGATGACGAGACCGGGTTCAAATGTCACGGCCTCGTATATAGAAAGTAGTAATGAGTACATAATAGGTTACACACAGAATTCGGCATCGGATACATACATCACACCGGACACATCAAATTTGATACAGATGCGGGTGTACGGTGACGTGACCGCGAATAGCTTCGTTGGCGATGGCTCTCTTCTAACAAATGTCGTTCAAGACACCGACCTCACGGCAAACTTGACGGTCATACGAAATGAGATGGCTGCGAATACATTAAGCCTTCGTGATGATTTACAGTCAAATGCAACCATTTTGAGAGATGAGATGTCGGCTAACACGATAACGATTCGAGGTGAAATGGCATCAAACACATTGACTCTCCGAGATGATTTACAGTCAAATGTGAGTATTTTGAGAGACGAGATGAGTGCAAATACCGTGACTCTTCGAGGTGACTTACAATCAAACCTCTCGATCATTCGTGGCGAGATGACTGCAAACACACTGTCATTGAGATCCGATTTGCAATCGAATGCAAACATCTTAAGAGATGAGATGAGCGCGAATACCGTGACTCTTCGAGGTGATTTACAATCAAACCTCACGATCATTCGTGGTGAGATGGCTGCAAACACACTGTCATTGAGATCCGATTTGCAATCGAACGTTACCGAGGTGAAAAACACACTCAGAGGTGAGATGGCTGCAAATACAATCACATTGCGAGGGGAAATGGCCGCGAACACGGTCACATTACGGGGGGAAATGGCTGCGAACACGGTTACACTCCGCGGCGATTTACAATCGAACGCGAATATTTTGAGAAGTGAAATGGCTGCAAATACCGTCACATTACTAAACGAAATCGCACTCAAATCAAACATAGAAAGCCCGGTGTTTACTGGAATCATCACCGGTGATGGTGGTGGTATATCGAACATCTCACTTCAACACGTCACGGAATATGGGGACTCAACCGATAGAACCATCACCATGTCTAACACACTTTCGATGGTGACGAGTGGTAACGTTGGTGTAAATACACCCACGCCTCAACGAATGCTTCACGTCGCGGGTGATATCCTCGCGGACGACGACATCATAGGTGTCGATTTCTATGGGGATGATGCTACGTTTACCGGTGGTCTCACGGTTTCCAAGGACACACTCATTTATGGAAACCTGGAAGTTCGCGGAAACACGACGTATCTCTCCACACAGAATTTGCTCGTAGAAGATCCCATATTGGCTTTGGGTGCAAACAATACGAGTTCGTCGCTGGATACGGGTCTCATTGTTTTAGTATATCAAGGTGATTCGAACGTAGCGTTTGGTTACA